CGCGGACTACCAGGCCGCGATCGTCGCCATGCTCGATGCCAAAGCGCAGGAGCGCCGCTACGACAACGCCACGTCGATCTCGACTTATGTCGCCAGCACCAATCCGGTCTGGGCGGCAGAGGCGCAAGCCTATGTCGCGTGGCGCGATGCGGTGTGGGCACACGCCTATGCCGAGCTTGATAAGGTACTGGCCGGCGAGCGCGAGCAGCCCAGCGTCGCGGCGTTTCTGAGCGAGTTGCCGGAGCTTGCCTGGCCCGCCACCTGACCGGCAACGCGGCCTATTGGCCGGGGTGACGCGCGTCACCCTCTTTTGAGGGGAGGAGGTCGGAATAGCTTCGGGGTCACGCATTGCGCTGTCAAGCCCAGCACGCCCCGGAGCCATCATATGCCGACCACCGAAGCCTTTCACGGCGTCCGCGTTTTCCAGGCTGGCCAGACCACCAGGCCGATCGCCGTCGGAGAGTATTCGACCATCGGCGCCGTGGTGGTGGCTCCGGCCGCCGAAGAAGACAAGTTCCCGCTCAACGTCGCCACGACGATATTTTCCAACGACACGGCGATGCGCACGGCACTTGGCGCCGGCGGCAATGTCGATGCCGTGCTCGATGCGATCGATGACCAGGGCGTCGTCGCCGAGGTCCAGGTCGTGCGCGTCGAGGAGGGTGCCGGCGCGGATGACGCCGCCAAGCTCGAGGCGACGATCGCCAACATCGTCGGCAGCGGCGCCAATAACAGCGGCGTGCACGCGTTCAAGGAGGCTTCAAAGCCGGCCAAACTGCTGATCTGCCCTGGCTATACCAGCCAGCGCATCAGCGATGCCAAAAACCCCGTTGCGGCCGAGCTCGACGGCATCGCGACCCGGCTGCGCGCCATGAAGATCCTCGACACGCCGGATGCCTCCAAGGAGGTGGCCGAGGCCTATCGCGAGGATTTCACCGACGACAAGCGCGCCTATCTGTTTCACCCCTCCGCCAAGGTGCTGGTCGCGACCAGTGTCGTCACGCAGCCCGGCTCCGGCCGCGCCGCAGGGCTGTTCGTGAAGCGCGACAAGGAGGTCGGCGGGCCGTTCGAGAGCCCGTCCAGCCAGGCGATGGGCGGCATTCTCGGGCCGTCGCGGCCGATCTCCTATTACACCGGCGAGCCGGACAGCGAGGCGCAGTACCTCAACAGCAAGCAGATCACCACGCTGCGCGGCGGCTTTATTCTGTGGGGCAACCGCACCTGCGCGCTCGATCCGAAAGACGCCTTTGTCAATGTCGTGCGCACCAACGACATGATCGACGAGGCGGTGATCAATGCGTTTTATTGGGCGCTAGACCGCAACATCTCGGTGCCGCTCGGCACTTCGATCCTGCAGAGCCTGGACGCATTCGGCGACGAACTCGTCGCCAAGGGCGCCGTGCTCGGTTTCCGACCGTGGTTCGAAAAGGAGCTCAACGCCAATGAGGGTATGAGCTCCGGCATCCTGCGCTTTGACTTCGACCGCTTGGCGGCCTCGCCGCTCGAGGATCTGCAGTTCGGCGTCCACGACAACCTCACCTATTACGCGACCGTCGCCAACGGCATCCTGGTCGCTCTCGACCGCCAGTCGGGCGCGGCCTGACCCACCCGGAGTTGATCCATGACCGCCATCCCGCTGCTCAGCCTGCAAGGTCGTAACGCTTATATTGAGTATGCCGCCAACTCGGCGCTCAACACCCACCTCGTGCTCGGCAAGGTCAAGCTGCCGGTGCGCAAGGAAACCTATGACGACTTCGCGGCCGGCGCGACCAACGGCTCGATCGAGATGATGACCGGCACCGAGGCGTGCATGCTGGGTTTCGACCTCAAGGGCATTCAGCCCGCTGTTCTGCCGCTGACCAACCTGCCGCTTGGCGATCGCCTCAAGATCACGGTCTATGCCGTGCTGGTCAACGAGTACGCCACCTCGGCCGAGGGGCGTGAGCAGCAGGTTGTCTCGACGTCCTATGGCCGCCTCAACGCCGAGATCGGCGAGATGGAGGGCGCACTCGGCACCGACTACGAGCTGCACTCGATCTCCAAGTACAACATGATGATCGGCAACACCGAGATCTATCGTTTTAACATCCAGGCTGGCGGCTGGCAGGATATTGGCGGCCAGCGCCAGCGCATCAACCAGATGCTCGGCATCACCGGATGACGAGCGCTTTCCCCCCTGACGCCGATCTCGACCCGATCGTGCCGCCAGCTGCGCCCGCCGCTTCTGAGCCGGTGCGCCGCACGCGGCCGGTGATCGTCCCGGCTGAGCCGCGCACCTGGTCGGTCGAGCTCACGCTGGTCTATCCGTTGCTGGTCGACGGCGAGCGCCTCGAGCGCATCACCGTGCGCCGGCTGACCGGCCGCGACATCGCCGATGTCATCCTCGACGATGATGACGAGACCACGCTCAACATGCGGGTCCGCGCGGCGATGGCCGGGCTGCATCCGGACGTGATCGATGCGCTCTCGGCCGATGATGCGGAGGCATTCGCGGCAGCGTGCCGCCCTTTCTTGCCGCGCGCCATCGCCGCCATCGAGGCGCAGCTCAGCGAGGACGCGGGCGAGATCGGGACGTAAGGCGCGGCCTGGCCCGCCTGCCGCGCCTGGCGGCCGAGGTGGCGCAGAGCCTGCACACACCGTTGCCCGTCGTGCTGTCCTGGGCGGTCGACGAGATCCTGATGTGGCACGACGAGGCGTGCGCGATCGCTGGAGGTTAGGCCCACCATGGCCGACATGCGCGTCAAGCTGTTTCTCGACCTGGTCAACGGCCTTAAGCCGGGCGCGAAACTGGTCAAGAAAGACCTGAATAGCATCAAACGGGCGGCGAAGGAGCTCGATCGCACCGGCGGCGGCGCCAAGCTGGCGCGCGAGATCAAGCGTATCCGGCCGGCGGCGAGGGATGCCGAGCGCGGCGTCAAGGGCGTGCGCCAGGCGACGCGCGATCTCAATCGCGAGCCCGGCGCCGCCAAGCTGGCGCGCGACCTTGAGCGGGCGCGCGGCTCGGCCCGGCGCCTGCGCAATGAACTCAAGCAGAGCAAGGCGGCCTATGCCGGGTTGATCGCGGCGAGCGGGCGACGCGGCAAGCAACCGGGCAAGGCGGAGGCCGAGGGCGGCGGCGGGATGCCGCTTCTGGCGGCCGGGCGCGCCCTGCCGGCGCTGGCGTTGGGCTATGTCGGCTGGCACACGGCGCGTGCCACGGTGCGCGGCACGATCGGCGAGAGCGTCACCTTCGAAAAGGCCATGGCCGAGGTCAAAAAGAAGGTCGATGGCCTCGATAACCCGGCCGAACTTGCCGCCATGGAGCGGATGATCAAGAGCAATGCCATCCGCTATGGCAAGCTCCAGGAAGACGTCGCACTGATGGTTGCCGAGGCTGGCGCTGGTGGTGTTTCCAAGGCAGATATGCCGGAGTTTCTGCGCATCACCATCGCCGCTTCGACGGCCTGGGATGCTTCGGCCGACCAGGCCTCGAATGCGCTGGCCAAGATCCGCGCCGCCACGCAATGGACAAATCCGCAGCTCGAGGAGTTTGTCGACAAGGTCAACGCGCTCGCCGATGCCGGCTCGGCAAAGGAGATGGATGTCGTCGACATGTTCCAGCGTGCCGGCGCGGCTGCCAAGGCTGCCGGCGTCGACTTCGACACTTCGCTGGCCATCTTGACCGCCATGAACAACGTTGCGATCGCGCCGGAGACAGCTGCGCGCGGCTTCAACCAAATGACCGCCCGGCTGCGCACCGCGACCAGCCAGGGCAAAAAGGTCAACGAAGGGCTCAAAATGCTCGGACTGTCGGCGAAAGCCGTCGAGGCCGGCATGAAAAAGGATGCACGCGGCACCATCCTCGACGTGTTTGAACGTCTCGACAAAAATCCAGACAAGGCCTCGGCGGCCATCAATATTTTCGGCCGTGAGTGGTGGGACGAGGCGGCGCGCGCCGGCCAGGCTCTGGCCGAGATCGTCAAAAGCCTCAAGATTGTCGACGATCCGAACATCTGGAAAGGTTCGGCCGCCAACAACCTCAACATCCAGCTCGCTACAACCGAGAGCCACCTCAAGCGCCTCAAAGGGCTCGCCGGCGACATCGGTGACCGGCTTGGCCGCTGGGCGTTGCCGGTGATCAACGACGCGGTGAACAGCCTCGCCAGCACGCTCGAGGCGATGGATCGGCACGCCGAAGACAAGATGCGCACGGAACAGGCCGCCACCAAGGCGCATGGCGGCCAGGCGCTCTCGGCCGAGGAGCGCGAGCGCATGGTCAACGACCCGGCGTTTCGCGCGCAGGTCACCGCCCGCACCACGGAAAAGCGCGCCGAGGATAGCGTGCAGCGCTCGACCGACCAGGCGCGCCTGCGGCAGTTGCAGGATCAATATGACCAGCTCGCCACCTATATCGAGCGCCGGCGCAAGCGCGGCTCCAGCGACGAGGATCTGGCGACCGCCCTGCACAATCTCGCGACCTTCCGCAATTCGATCCGCGCCCTCGACCCGGAGCGCTTTCCCCTCGATCCGCGCAAGCCGGCCGACCAGGACGAGCGCCATGGCGGCATCGACCGCGCCGAGGTGATGGGCCTGCAGGAGCGCATCCGCCAGATCGACATGCGCCTGCAGGCGATCGACCGCATCCGCAGCACGGTGACCAACCCCGAGGACCGGACAGCGTTTGGCGCCGACGCGGTCGAGGCGCGCCGCCGGCGTGATGACGCCCAGCGCCGTCTGCGCGAGCTGGCGTTGCCACGGACTTTTGGTTTCGGGCCGGGCGGCATCTCGGGTGGCCCCGGCATGGGCTCGCTCGGGCCGGGCATCGGCTTCGGGCGGCAGGTATCGCGCGGCATGTCGAGCTGGGCCGATGGCGTGCGCGACAGCTTCAACATCGATCTGGGGCCTTCAGGCGCCACGATGGTTGAAAAGCTTGCTGCCGGCATCACCAGCGGCGGCGGCCAGGCCAAGGGCGCGGCCGATACCATTGCACGGCAACTGCGCGGCGCCTTTACCGGCATCGACATGGCACCGGCCGGGCAGGCGATGATGGCGACGCTGGCCGCTGGCATCCGGGCCGGGGCACCGCAGGCCGTGGAGGCCGCACGCTCGGCCGCCAGTGGCGTGCGCGGCGCGAGCCGCAGCCGGCGCGCGATCTCCGGCGCCTTGCATGATGGGGTCGAGTGATGGCGGATGTCCCGATCCTGGCACTCGGCCCGCACATCTTCGCGGCGTTGCCCCTCTCGATCCAGCGCATCAGGGAGCGCACACGCGCCAGCTGGCCGATGATCAACCGTTTCGGCCGAGGCCCGGCCCGGCAATATACCGGCCGTGGCGAGGACGAGTTCGAGATCGAGGGGCTGTATTTCCATCAGGAGTTTGGCGGCCACGGCGAGTATTTGGCGCTCAAGGCGACGCAAAGTGCCGGCCAGCCGGTCGAGTTGCTCGGCTGGGCCGCCGGCGGCGTGGCGGCGAGCGTGTTCGGCAGCGTCGTCATTCTCGAGGTCGGCGCCGAGCACGAAAGCATCCATTTCGACGGCATCGGCCGCAAGATCGAGTTTTCCGTGCAGGTCGCGCCGTTCGGCGGCGATGGTGCCTTCGGAGGGCTGTTCCGATGATCGTCGAGGTCTCGCGCGAAGGCGTAACGGTCGACCTGCTCGTCTGGCAGGCGCTGCACAGCACCGATGCGACGATCGTCGTGCAGGTGCTCGAGCTCAATCCGGGCCTTGCCGATCTCGGCCTGTTCGTGCCGCCCGGTACCAGGGTGCTGTTGCCGGAGCCGGCGGCGCCGGTGCTGCCGGTGCGCCCATCAATCAGATTGTGGGGCTAAGATGCCGTTTCATCTTTCGGTCAGCCAGGGCGGCTACACGCCTGTCATCTCGGTCATTGTCGATGGCCAGGAGGTCGCAGCCGGCTTTTACACCCGGCTGATCAAGGCGACGATCCGCGACGAGGCCGGGCAGACCTCCGACCAGCTCACAGTCGATCTCGACGACGCCGGCAACGCCATCGCCATCCCGCCGCCCAAGGCCAAGATCAGCGTGTCGCTCGGTTATAAGGAGACCGGCCTGGTGACGGTCGGCATCTACGAGCTGCAGAGCGTGTCGCTGCGCGGCAGCGTCGATGGTGGCGAGACCATGGTGCTGCAGGCGAGCGCGGCCGACCTTAAAAAGGCGCTCAAGGGGCAGGACCGCGAGGCATTCGAGGGCAAGACGGTGCGCGAGATCGTCGAGACGATCGCCAGGCGCAACGGCCTGCGGGCGACCGTCGACCCTGAGATCGGCGATATCAAGATCCCGTACAAGGCGCGCATCGACAGCAGCGAGATCGACTTTCTGACCACGCTCGGCGACGAGGTCGGCGCGGTGATCAAGCCGATGGGCGGGCGCCTGGTCGCAGCGCGCAAGGGCAATGCCAAGGCGGTCAGCGGTGTCAGCCTGCCGCCGATTGTCATCGAGCGCGAGGACTGTTCCGAGTGGGAGATCGATCCGGAGGGCCGGGCGCAATACGGCAAGGTCAAGGCCGCGTGGATCGACCAGAAAACCGGCAAGCGCAGGGTCGAGAAGGCCGAGACCGGGCTGGAAGGGCCGGATTTCGTGGTGCGTGCGCCGTTGCCGAGCAAGGAGCAGGCCGAGAAATGGGCACAGGCCGAGGCGCGCCGGCTGACCCGCAACACCGGCTCGGGCAGTTTCAGCCTGGCCGGCCGGCCCGAGGCGCAGGCCGAGGCGGATGTCATCGCCGGCAGCAGCTTTCGCGATGGCATCGCCGGCACCTGGCGCGCCGATGCCGTCGAGCATGAGTTCAGCAAGGACGGCTACACCACCAAGGTCGAGGTAAAGGCGTTGGAGGATGGATCGAGCGGCAAGACGGAGGATAAGTGATGGGCCCGCTGCCCGACATCTCTGGCATTTTTTGGTTTGGCTTCTTCGGCATGGTCTGCGCCGCACTGCTTGTGGCGGGGGGCGGAGGTTGGCTCGCCTATCACCTGATCATGGCCTTGAGGCTCTACATTCTGGGAGGGTGAGTGGCAGGGTCCGGGCAATGCCCGGCCGTGGGACGCCGGGAAGCTATCCCCACGGAGCGTCAATCCAGAGATAACCGCCACCCTGCCGCCGCTGCGCAGCGCGGACAGATGGCCGTGATTCTCAACGGTGTTTCAATGGACATTCAAGAGGGGTTTCGAGATGTCGCTCCGGTGCGGCCGGCCGCCGGCTATATCGGCGGCAAGCGCCGGCTCGCCCGCCGTATCATCAGCGTGATCGAGAGCATCCCGCACGGCTGCTATGCCGAGCCGTTCGTCGGCATGGGCGGCGTGTTCCTGCGCCGGCGGCTTGCGCCCAAGCTGGAGGTGATCAACGACATCTCTGGCGACGTGGCGACGTTCTTCCGCATCCTGCAACGGCACCACAATGCCTTCGTCGACATGCTGCGCTGGCAGCTCACCGGCCGGCGCGAGTTCGAGCGCCTCAAGGCGTGCGACCCGGCCACGCTGACCGATCTGGAGCGGGCGGCGCGCTTCCTCTACCTCCAGCGCACGGCCTTCGGCGGCAAGGTCAGCGGGCGCAATTTCGGCGTCTCGCCGGGTGAGGGCGCGGCCTTCAATCCGCTGCGCCTGGTGCCGGTGATCGACGATCTGCACGAGCGCCTCGCCGGCATCGTCATCGAGCAGCTGCACTATGCCGACTTCATTCGGCGCTACGACCGGCCGGGCACGCTGTTCTACCTCGACCCGCCCTATGCCGGCTCAGAGGATGATTACGGCAAGGGCGTCTTCACCCCGGCGGACTTCCTGGCGCTGGCTGAGCTACTGGCTGGCCTGCAGGGCCGCTTCGTGCTGTCGATCAACGACACACCGGCAATCCGCCAGGCCTTCTCGCGCTTCGCGCTGCAGCCCGTAGACCTCACCTATTCGGTCGGCGGCGGCCGACGCAGCACGGCGGCCCAGGAGTTGATCGTCACGGACGGCAAGGGGGGCGCCGGGGCCTTAAAACCACCCCGTCGCGAAAATCAGTTTGATGCCATTTGATCTGTCGCTCGATGCCATTTGATTTGTCGCGCTACAGCCGTGCAACGGTCGCATTTGCCGCATGGCGCAGCCGCCTCGCCGAAATAGGCGAGCAGCCGCTGCTGGCGACAGTTGCGCGCGCGGCACAACCCGGCCAACGCATCGAGCCGGGCAAGGCGGGCCGGGAGCGTCGCCTCGGGCGCGTCCCGCAGCAGTTCCGCACGCCGGGTTTCCATGCGGGCAGGATCGAACAGCGCATGCGCCTCGGCCGGCAGGCCGTCGCGCCCGGCCCGGCCGATCTCCTGCGCAAAGGCCTCGATCGATTGCGGCAGATCGGCATGCAGCACGAAGCGCACGTCGGGCTTGTCGATGCCGAGCCCGAAGGCGATCGTGGCCACCATCACCACATCGGCGCGCGCCCGGAACACCTCCTGATTGGCCCGTCGCTCCATATGCGCCAGACCGGCATGGTAGGGCAGCGCATGATGGCCCTCGCGCTTCAGCAGCGCCGCATAATGCTCGACCCGCCGGCGCGAGCCGGCATAGACGATGCCGCATTGTCCGCGCCGTGCCGCGACGAAGCGCGCGATCTGGCGCTCCGGGGAGCTGCGGCGCTGCAGCGACAGGCGCAGGTTCGGCCGACTGTAACCGCGCGCGATGACCAGCGGCTCGCGCCCTCCGAACAGGTGGCGCAGGATATCGGCGCGCGTGAACGTGTCGGCGGTGGCTGTCAGCGCCAGCAACCGCACGCCCGGCAAACTTCCGGCGAAAGCGCCGATGCCGAGATAATCGGGCCGGAAATCATGGCCCCATTCCGAAATGCAATGCGCTTCGTCCACGACGAGAAGTGATGGCCGGACGGCCGCCAACAGGGCATGCAGCATCGGGCTCGCCAGCCGCTCCGGGGCGACATAGAGCAATTTGGCGCGGCCCTGGGTGAGCATCGCCGCCGCGCCGGCATTCTCGGCCTGGCTGTTGGCGGAATTGATGCTGACGGCCGCAATGCCGCGCGCCTGCAACTGCCGCAACTGGTCGCTCATCAAGGCGATCAGCGGCGAGACCACGATCGTGGCGCCCTCGCCGAGCAACGCCGGAAGCTGATAGCATAGAGACTTGCCGCCGCCGGTCGGCAGCAACGCCAGCACGTCGCGTCCGGCCATGACGGCCCGAACGATCTCCTCCTGACCGGGGCGAAACGCGGCATGGCCGAAATGCCTGTCGAGCGCCGTGTTCAGGGGATCGATGTCGTCCGCCACGGTCAAAGTACAGGACATGGGCAAAGCACAGCACATGGCAAAGCACAGGACATGGACCGCGCCTCGTCTGCGGCGCCGCAAGGGCCTTCCACGGGCGCGCCGCCTCGGCTATCGCTAGCAGCATGTGGCTCAATCAACAAACACTCGATGCGATCCGGATGATGGCGGCGCTCGCCGGCACATGGCCAAACTTCATCCGCGCCAGCGACCTGTCCGGCCTGACCGGCGTCAGCATCACCAATGTGCAGAAGACCGCCAATGCGCTCGGGCAGGCCCGGCTCGTCGAGACGGCGCGTGGCCGCTATGGCGGGCTGCGGCTGGCGCGCAGCGCCGATGCCATCACCGTCGGCGACGTGGTGCGCGCCTTCGAGCCCAAGGACTGTCCGGTCAGTTTCCTCACCGCCTCGACGCATGACGACCCGGTCTCGCAACTGTTGTTCCGCGCCCACCGCGATTTCTTCCAGCCGCTCGAAGCCACCAGCCTGTTCGCGCTCGAAGGCAAGTTGCGCGAGAGCGCTCGCGCCGCGCGGCTATCGCGCCCCTGACGCGCGAAACGCCGCATCAAGCGCTGAGCGCGTTCAAACGATCAGCGAACCGCCGAGATCGGCCGCGGGCTTGGCCCCGACATGTTCGACGCGGCGCTGCCAGTTGGCGCCGAGAAAATAATAGCGCAGGCTGTCATGCTCCGGCTTGATCAGGCTCTCGAGCCGGGCGCGCAGCGCCGTCCATTGCGCTGGCTCGACCTCGATCTCGAACACCGAGAACTGCACGCGCTGGCCATAATCGCGGCACGCCTTGGCGACACGGCGAAGCCTCGCCGCCCCGCCCGGCTCGGAACTGCGCACATCATAGGTGACGAGCACCAGCATGGCTCAGTCTTCAACCGAACGCGGCGGGACGACGCTCACTTCCAGAACCATGGCGGATAGGCATCGAGATCGCCACGCAGGTGCCGCGACAGGAGTTGCGCCTGCAGATGCGGCACCAGGCCGAGCGGCGCCGCCTCATCGAGGAACGGATGCCGGCGCTCCTGCTTTTTCCGCTCCTGCCAGGCGCTCAGCACGGTGCGGCGGCCGTCATCGCCCAGCAGCACCGCGCCGCCGTCACGCGTCACGAAATCGCGCGTCCGCAATTGCCGGCGGTTGATCAGCG